GTCTCGCGTTCACCTGTTATTGGAGATATACCAAAAGATTCCTTACATATTTGCAGGTTTAACAGAGGTGTCTATTGTACTATGCTCTATCCTTTGCTGCCTTAAATACATCTCATGGCCTTTGGCTATGATGTAAGCCACCGAACCACGAGCAACACCGCACGCCTTGGCCACATCGTCGAGGCTAAGGTTACGCTCGCGCAAGTCGTAGGCCTTGCGACACACGTCGGCATCCTGGGCGGTGGCGGTGATCTCGTAGTCCTCCTCCTCCTCGAGCACCACGACGGGCGTGCCTAAGGCACTGAGCTTGACGCTGCGAGGGTAGGACATCCAGCCACGCTTGATTGCCAGGGCAACCAGGTTGGGGGCTTCGTGCAGGAGTTTGATGCGGTCGAGGTCGTACGGTATTTTCATTGGAAGGATGGTGATGGGTCGGTGAACCGGCAGAACTGGCCTTCGTACCACAGCGGCACGATACCGCACTCGCCGTCGCGTTGTTTGGCGACAGCGATGATGGCCTCGCCGTTGGGTTGGTTGCGCTCCCGGTTGAGCAGCAGCACCAGGTCGGCGTCACGTTCTATCTGACCAGAGTCGGCCAGGTCAGTGAGTCTAGGAACCCGGCCTTTGTCCTTTTCGTTCTCCCGGTTTAGCTGTGCTAAGGCGACCACCGCGGTCTTGGTGTCGGAAGCAATGGCCTTGAGTCGGCCGGAGACCTCGGCGATCTCATAGGTCTTCTTTTCGGCCGCCTTGCTCCCGTGGATCTTCTGGAGGTAGTCGATCAACACCAGCTTGATGCCCCATTTCCTAACAGCCCGGCGGATTAGTGCTGTGATGGTGGCGATACCGGACACACCGGAACCAGAGACAAAGTAGATCGGGCTGCTGGCGACCTTAGCGGAGGCGCTGGCCATAGACTTCATTCCGCCTTCATCGAGGTCGCCGGTCTTGATGTCCTGCATCGGGATGGATCCTACGTTAGAGACCATTCTCCGAACGATAGACTCGTCGGACATCTCCAGCGATATAAACAGGGTCGGCACCCGGTGCTCGATGGCTGCTGCTCGGGCTATTGCGATGGCGATGGCGGTCTTTCCGATGCTTGGCCTGGCCGCAATGATGGCCAGCTCGCCGAACTGGAAGCCGTCGGTCATTGCGTCCAGGCGCCGGAAGCCGGAGGTTATGCCGGACAAGTGGCCCTTCCTCGAGAAGCGCTCCTGGGTAGAGTCGATAAACCGACTGACTACCGACTTGCAGGATTGGACCTCTTCCTTGGATGCCTCGACGGTGAGCCCTGCTTCAGCATTGGCGACGATTTGATCCACAGACAGGGTGGAGACAGCGGAGTCGCGAATAAGACGGTCACCGGCGAATCGTAACTGCCGGCGGTGATGGGCCTCGAGGACAGCCTTGGAGAACTCGGGATGGTTGGACGGGCTGGCGCATATCTCGTCGCACTTATTTAGAGCCTCGAAAGGCACAGGAGTCTGGCCCATCGTGCGCTTCCACTCCTTGACCACGGTCGTCATGTTGACCGGATCGCTCTTGGCAACGAGGCCTTTGGCAATCTCGAACAGATTGTACAGATCGCTGTCCTGTAGAGCCTCGCTGGGGATCTTGGCGAATACCTCGTGGCAGACATCTGAGCCACCGGATAGACAGGCGCCCAGGAGACCGAACTCGTCGTCCTCGGCGAAGTAGGGGTCGCTCATTGGTAGTCCTCGATGTTGGTGCTGGTTGCCGCCACCCGGGATTCACCGATCCCAGGCAGAAGGCCACTTCTAACCTTGTCGACCTCACCGTTCCAGTTGTTCAGCAGAGCCATAGCATCTCGTCGAAGATATGGGTCCTTCGACTTGTAGCGTGCTTCGACAAGTAGGATGTCATCCTCCGGTGTGTTGAGCTCAAAGACCTCTTTCAAGGCCTTGATCTCCTTTGAGCTCCAGCGGGTGTCGTGGCGACGGCGAACCATAGCACCGATTCGTAGGCGAAAGGCTTCAAGGTCAGGACTCAAGGCTTTCTGCGAAACTCCTTCCTTTCCATTCCCTTCCCTTCCCTTCCCTTCCCCTTGACCCGCGTGGTCGTCGCGTGGGGCACGCGTGGTGCACGCGTCAATTTCCTCGGTGTTTATTGGCGTTTCCTCAATGTTTCCTTCTGGATCCGGCAGAATAGACTGCGATTCCCGGTTGTTGATCACCTGGTGTTTTAGGAAGCTCGGAATCCATCCAAAGCACGCGTCACCCACGCGATACTTGAGAACGAAAGCACGCGTGGCCAACGCGTCGAGCACGCGTGAAAAGTCGACGCCATCGTAGGGTAGCACCTGGACTCCGATGCGCCTGGGCTCCCACTTAAAACGGCCTTCCCGGTCAGCAATGCACCAGAGGCCAGCAAAGGCCACGCGGAGCGGTAGCTTAGTTTCCAGCTCGGCCTCGAACAGTCCCTCGTGATGGAAGAACTCTGGTTTGATCGTGCGGATTCTCATTTGTTTGAGCCTCGTTTTTTTCTGGCTTCGACAACCTGTTTCGAAAGATCAGTTATCCATTTTTTGTCAATCAGACCGAAACTAGCTGCATCACGAAGCACATTCAGCGCTTCAGGAATAGGCCATTCTGCACAGTGTGCTGCGCCGCAAAACTCAAACAGTACACCATCGTCGGGTACGCCTCCGTTGCTTAGGTTTGATAACTGCCTAGTTATTTCTGCAATCACGGAGTTTTCAAAACCGGTGCACACAATGTTAGAATAGCTTGCTGGTTCATCTACTGATTTATGGCAATCAAAACAAAGTGTTACCATGGTGTTTCGATGGTATTCCCATGGATCCCTTTTGCTGACGTAATAACAATGGTGGACGTGCAGTTGCTTGGTGGTTTCACCGCAGCAAATGCAGGTGAAGTTGTCTCGTTCTAAGACTTTGAGCCTGGTTTTCTGCCACCGCGGATCTTGGAGTTTTTCAGAGTATGTCATGGTTCAAACAGAGACCCCGTCACGCACCGTGGTAGGAACTCGCGGAGAAACGGCGCGACGTTGCACGGTACGGACGGGGAAAAGTTGGTTGAACATGGTTTCTCTTGTGGTGCCTGCGCTCGCTTCCTACGGCTCACGCTGACGGCCTCTCTCTATAGGACAGCCTGTATTGTGTCCAGCTCTTGCATCAGGCTTCTAAAGGCTCGTTCTGCTGTTGCTGGGACAACACCGTTACCGAGGAGTCGGAGTTCATCCGTTCTATTGTCACAGGTGACGCACAGCTCGGCATAGTCCAACCCACTGGCAGCCCCATCAGGGTCTCCACCCAGCGGGGGTTGAGTTTGCCGTTGTTTCGGTTCCATAAACCAGTCTGCTCGACCTCTGTCTGGCTCTGTAGATCCGTTGACTTCCCATCCCGAATCATTCGGCCTTCCGCTCCCTTGCCGTCCCGACTCTGCGGAGTTGCCCATGCCTTCATCTGGCTGTGCAGCGTGTCCGGGATCCCGTTGTGCGCTCCCGAGTCCATCTCGGCCCTCGGTGTCGCCCAGTTCTTCACCTGCTGATCCAGCTTGTCGGTCATGCTCCCGTCCTTCTGCCTGTTCGCTCCGGTCGACACGGTGGCTGTCTGCCATTGCTTCACCTGCGCCGTCAGCGGCATCGTCGCCACATCCCCCTTGGCTTGCCTCTTCGCCCATGTCTCCGGGTTCTCGTCCGTTGTCTTGCCGGCTCTCGGTGTTGCCCACGACTCTGGGCGGCTCCCAGGCGTACTGCTGCTCGCCGGGACGGCTGGGCCATGCTGCTTGATCACCACCGTCGTCAGACTCTCTTGGCTGCCTTTCATGCCTCGGGAACGGTCCTGAAAACCCTGCCGCACCTCCGAGGCCACTGGCGAGGGCCAGTTTTGAGCTATCACCGCCGTCGTCAGAGTTGTGTCGAATGTGCCTTTCGGAATGGATATTTTCTCCCCCTGTTTGTTGTATCGGTAGTTGACCTGATGATTCGCCCCGTTTTCCGCATAAGACTGAGTCGCTCCATGACCTTGCCAACTTTCCCCGTGCCGAACTGTAGGCCATGATGAACACCCGCTTGCGTTGGTGTGGCGCTCCGCATTCAGACGCGCTGAATATGCCCCACGTCGTTCGATAACCCATTCCTGCCAAGTCTTCGATGACGTCGGACAACCCCAGGCTGATATGTCCTTCGACGTTCTCAAAGAAGCAGCACTTGGGTTTGAGAAGTCGAATGCCATCTGCAATAAACGGCCAAAGATGCCGCGGGTCTTGCTTGCCTTTACGCTGCCCTGCTGCACTGAAGGGCTGGCATGGGTAGCCCCCAGTGAGGATGTCCACTCGGTCGCGAAACGCTGCCCAAGGGAAGGTCTTAAGATCCGGCCAGATAGGTGCCGGGTCCATGAGTCCCGCCTCCATTTTCGCAACCAGATTGCTAATGGCGAAGGCTTCGATCTCACAAAGAGCGACTGTGCGCAGACTTGGGATTGCTCGTTTGAGTCCAAGCTCAATGCCTCCGTATCCAGCGCAGAGGCCAAGGTGTGTAACTGCCTGGGAAGTATCCATGTCATGGTTGCTCCTCAGTAAGCCGGCATCAGGATGTCAGCCACCGCCTGGGTTAGCTTCACGTCCTGAAGGCAGTAGTTGATGGCTGCCTGGCGGTCGGTGTTCCACAGCAGGCTGAAGTCGGCGCCGCTGCCTGACTTCTCACCGAGTCCAAGGTGGCGACTGATGGACGCAAGGCTCCCATGGGCCCGGTTGTCCCCGAGCTGCCACACCTCCCGCAGATCGACCACTAGCTCGGACCAGTAACGGCCGTTCCTTAGCCAGTAGGGAGGCATGATCTTGTGTCGCCAGGACCGCTTGATCAAAAAAGGCAAGTCGAAGGCCTTGACGTTGAATCCAATCAACTGCGGCTGGCGCTCGTAGTAGTTGAGTAGCGCCCACCATTGTCGCAGCAGGTGGGCCTCGCCGTCGGCATCGGCGCACAGGATGTTTTGCTCCTGATGATCGACCCGGTAGCCGATGCACAGCACCTGGCCCGACAGGGCATCCAAGGCGGCGTTGCGGATGTAGTCGTTTGCGTGGTTGGCCTCAGCGGCCTGGAGCTTGTCCGCGATCTTGTCGGGATCCTTAAGATTACCCATCTTCACGTCGGCCGGGTTGAAGGGCGGGATGTTGAGCTGCTCGAGCGGTAGAGGCCCGGTCTCAATGTCAAAGTAGATGTTTGGATTGGCTGGCATTTGTCAGAGTTGTTGAGAGTTGTTGCGCGTTTGTCGGCCGATGCGCGCCCCCGGCCCTACGAGTCCCCAGCAGCAACAGGCTGCCGGAAGATGGTTAAAATCCTTTTCCGCAATTAGGGCAGACTAGGAAGTTGATTGGATCTCTAGTCGTTGGCACTTCGAGCCATTCGCAGATTTCATGGTAGGAAACCCAGCCGAATCCTCGAATGGCTCCTGGCCTAAGGTGGCCGGTGTTGTAGAGGTTTAACACTTCCTCGCGGCTCTTGACGCACAGCCTTTCGAGGGTGTTGAACGTCCTGACCGTAAACGGGAATCCCCATTGTCGCAGGATCTCCTCATGCATCTCGGCCGACTGCTCGATCTGTTTAATGCGCTGGCGAGACAGGTTAAAGTGCTTCCCGATCTCCTCGAGGGTCTTGCCTTCGGAGCGCATCCGAACCACCTCGGGCA